TTATGGATGTAAGAAGTAGCCCACTTAATGCTTTTAGATTTGGTGCAAAAGTATTAAAAAAGAGAGGTAATGTGAGTGTTAGAATTAAAAAGCCTAATGGTAGAAAAACACTTCAAAGAGCTTTCTTAGCAAAGAACGGTAAAGCAATACTTCAAAGAGAGAAAGGAAGTCAAAATGTAAAAGGAGTAATCACATTATCAATACCACAAATGTTCAATGATAAGATACTCAAAGAAGCTAATGATATGGCTACTAAAGAGTTTGGAAGTAAGCTAAAAGATAACTTTGAATTCTATATTGGTAAGGTGTAAAAAAGTGACAAAAGTTATGTATAGAAATAGGTTAGAAAAAACAATTTATATTTCAATGATAATTTATATCTTAAAACATTTACACACCGTTGTTCATTCAATGTTAACTAACTATACAAATAAATGTAACTATATGGAATATATAAATAAAATAGAGAGGGGCTTGAAACCTCTATGTAAAGGTACTCCTGGGGCTTTTCTCCTTAAGGGTGTTAGCAAGTGCGAGAAAGTTCTATTTATGAGTTTTCAAACTTGGTTATATTTTACACCTACCCTTAACCAACTCCTAAGCCCTAGTGTGTCGAGGTTATTCCAACTTATTCCACTTGGTTATATTTTTGCAAAAGGTGGAATATAATGGCTAAAGTGTACATAACTCAAAAGGAATTAGCAGAGTTTTGTGGGTGTGAGCAACCATACATAGCTAAGCTAAAAAAGAAAGGTTTGTTTGATGAGTGTTTAGAAAATAATAAATTTCTAAGAAGTAAATCTACTGAAGCAGCAAAAATATATGAAGACAACAAAGATGAAAGATATGAACCACAAAGAATAGCTAATGACCATGTAAGAAATGGTGGTGATAAACCTAAAATTTCGCCGGCGAAAAAACCACCTACAAATTCTAATAGTGATTTTGGAATGTTCGATGTTTCATATCTAGGTGTTGAAGCTCAAAATGAATTAGACTTATTAATTGTTAGTAGCAAATCAGCAGTTCAAAAGATACAAATAAAAGACGCATTTATTGAGTCAAAAAGAAAAGAAAATGAGTTTAAAAAAGAGCTTGGAGTGTTAATTGAACTAGAAGAAGCTGAAGCACTCATTGAATTAGTTGCTTCAAATATGAAAACAAAAATGTACAATGTACCACACTTGCTAAAATCAAAACACTCTAAGATAACCAAAGAACAAGTAAATTATATTTACGATTTAATAGACCTTGCATTTGCAGAATTTTACAAATTTGGATTAGAAACTAATGAGTAAAATTACAACATTAACCAGTCAACAAACAAAGCTTCTAAAATACACCCAAGCCATTTTAAAACCTAAACCAAAACTAACTGGTTCAGAGTGGGCTGATAAATATTTTTATTTATCTCCTGAGAGTTCAGCAAGTCCCGGAAAGTGGACAACACTACCTTATCAGATTGAGCCTATTGATTGTATGACTGATGAAACTACTGAACAAGTTAGCTGGTGGAAGAGTGCGAGGGTTGGATATACAAAGTGTATAAATATTGCAGTAGCTTATCACATCCATCAAAATCCAGCTTCAATACTTTTAGCACAACCAACTGAAGCCGAGGCTTTTGGATATGCTGAAGATGAAATAGAACCAATGATTAGAGATAACGATGTAGTTTCTGAGGTCATTGGTAAGACAACAAAAAAAGGAAAATCAAAAAGAGAGAAAACTGCTAAGAAAACATACCCCGGTGGGATACTTGAATTAGTTGGAGCACATTCACCAAAGAACTTTAGAAGAAGAACTGTAAGAGTTTTTATAGGTGATGAGATTGATGGTTGGGAACAACAAGCTGGTCAAGAGGGTGACCAACTTGAACTAGGTAAAAAAAGAACTAATGATTTTTGGAATAGAAAAATAATTTTTGGCTCTTCACCGGGAATAGATGAACTGTCAAAAATTAAACCTGAATTTCTAAGAGGTGACCAAAGATTTTATCATTTACCTTGTCCATATTGTGGTCATTTTCATAAGTTAGAATGGGCTAATTTTGATATGCCAAGAGATAAAAGCGGTGATTTAATAGAAGAAGAAATTGGTTTTTTCTGTCCTAGCTGCGGAGTTAAATACAATGAAGATAATAAAATTTCAATGATTGAAAAAGGCAAGTGGATAGCTGCTAAGCCATTTAAAGGTCATGCAAGTTTTCATATATGGGCTGCTTATTCATATAATGCTAATTCATCATGGATAGCAATAGCTAAAGAGTGGTTTGAAGCCCAAGGAAAAATATTAAAACTAAAAGCTTTTACAATGTTAACACTTGGTGAAACTTGGGAAGATGAACAAGGTGAGAAGATTGAAGATGATGTACTTATGGCTAATCGTGAAGATTATACAACTATACCAAGCGAAGCGGTAATTCTAACATGTGGTGTTGATACTCAAGATGATAGATTAGAGGGTGAGGTAAAAGCTTGGGGTGCTGGTGATGAAAGCTGGGGTGTTATTCCTTTTAGAATTGAGGGCAAACCAAGTCAAAAACAAGTATGGGAAGATTTAGACAATATAATAAATTCAACATATAAAAGAGCTGATGGTGTTCAGCTTAGAGTTAGTTGTACATGTATTGATAGTGGTGGTCACTTTACAAATGAAGTATATAAATATTGTAAAAAAAGAGCTATTAAAAGAGTGTTTGCAATCAAGGGTTCAAGTATAGCCGGTAAGCCTATAATATCAAGACCTACAACATCTAATAAATTGAAAGTTAAACTTTTTACGGTTGGAACTGATACTGCAAAAGAGTTAATTTTTTCAAGGCTTCAGCTGAAAGAATTTGGTGAGGGCTTCATGCACTTTAATAAAAACTTTGATGAAGAGTATTTTAAAATGCTTACAAGTGAAAAGCTAGTGATAACTTTTAAAAAAGGTAGACCAGTCACGATATGGAAACCAATAAGACCAAGAAATGAGTCTCTTGATTACACTGTTTACAATCTAGCAGCTTTATCAATACTAAACCCAAACTATAAAAAAATCCAAGAGAATATTTTACCGGCGAAAAAAGAAATAACTCAACAACAAGCAAAAAAACTTTCAAGACCAAAAAAAGGAGGGTGGGCTAATGGCTGGAAATAATGAAGAAAAAAAAGGAGTTGGAAGACCAAGGACTAATGACCCAAAAATAAAGCTTGATAGTATTAGATTAAAGACTTCTACCATCATTGACATAGAAGTAATAGCTGAAAAACTAGGTGTGTCTAAGAGCCTTTTTGTTCAAACTATCTTAGAAAGTGAAATGGAAAAATATAAAAATCTTTTAAAAATATAATTTTTGTCCCCTTTTAAACTATGCCCTTGTTTTGGAATAATACACCTAAGATAAAAAATAAGGGTTTAACTTGGCTGACACATTCGCTCAACAAATGCTTACTAAAATTGAAGCTATGCTACTTGGTAAAGTGGATAATGATGTAGCTGAATATGAAATAGCTGGTAGAGCTTTAAAAAAATACTCTTTTAATGAACTTCAAAACTTAAGAAAACAATACAAAGGTGAAGCAAAAGCTGAGCAAGTAGCTGCTGATTTAGCAGCTGGACTTGGAAACCCAAATAGAAAAGTTTTAACTAGGTTTTAATGATGAAAATATTTGGATTTGAAATTAAAAGAACTGCACAACCAAAACAAAAGAAATCTTTTAGTGCTGCTAGTACCGGAAATTTATATGCTTCATGGATACCATCAAATTCAACTGCTGATGTAGATATAAAAAAAGATTTAAAATCAATTAGAGCTAGAAGTCGTGAACTTATGCGAAATGATGATTATGCTAAGAAGTTTAAAAGAATGATTAAAACTAATGTTATTGGTGTTAATGGTCTTAAACTTCAAAATCAAGCTAAAGATATTAATGGAAATCTTGATAAAAAAGCAAATCAATCCATAGAAGAGGCTTGGAAACTTTGGAGTAAAAAAGGTATTTGTGATGTAACTGGTAAATACTCTTTTGTAGATATTCAGAAAATGATTATGGGAACAATAGCTGAGGATGGTGAAGTTCTTGTTAGAAAAATAAAAGGCTTTGATAATCCTTTTGGTTTTGCTTTACAGCTGCTGGAAGCTGACCACTTAGATGAGCAGTTTACGGATAGGGATAAAAATATCTTAATGGGTATTGAGTATGACCAGTGGAACAAACCAGTAGCTTATCACTTGCATAAAACTCACCCCGGTAATCAAATGTTAACCAATAGAGACACTACAAGAGAAAGAATACCAGCTGATGAAATCATTCATTTATTTTTACCATTAAGAATTAGTGCAACTAGAGGTGTTCCGTGGATGCACACAGCTATGACTAGAATGAAAATGATTAATGGATATGAAGAAGCTGAGCTTGTAGGTGCTAGATTAGGTGCTAGTAAGGCTGGTTTTTATACTCAAACCGCAATAGATGGTGAGTATGCTGGTGATGATATTGTAAATGGTACACCAGTTAATGAAGTTACACCCGGAGAGTTTGAGGTTTTACCTCAAGGTTGGGATTTTAAAGCCTATGACCCTCAACACCCAAATGCTGCATTTAAAGATTTTATGAAAGTAGTTTTAAGAGGTGTTTCTAGTGGTCTTGATGTAAGTTACAACACTTTAGCAAATGATTTAGAGGGTGTTAATTTTAGCAGCTTAAGAAGTGGTGTACTTGAAGAAAGAGAAGTTTGGAAAGATTTACAAAAATGGATAGGTGAACACCTACATGATGATGTATTTACTGATTGGTTAGATATGGCACTACTTACAAAAGCAGTACCACTACCAT